CAAACGCTACCGACGATGCCGCCCCCTATGGCAAACAGATAGCCGAATTGAAAAAAATCGTGCATCATTCCCCCTTTTGTTCTCGTTTGAATTTATCCTCCGAAAACAAGAATTTAAGTGAGTTATTTCCAGCGAGTAAGCAAAGGAACGCCAAGACTGGCGGAATAACCATGCCCGTATGAGCAGGCGGATAGGCAGCCCAGAAAGCATATGCTGTCAAATACCAAATAAAAGCTGATATCAGCAACATATAGCCCGACAGAACCTCCCCTTTGAATGTCTGCCAGTACATTGCCGCCAACTGCAACACGCCGACGCCGCCAAAGACCAGTATCAGCGTCAGTTCCGAAATGTCTTTGAACTTGTAATAGATAGGCCAGTTGTAGATGTCGTTCGGCGAGAATGCGAAGACCAGCGCATAACCAATCATCGAACACCCGCTGACAAACTCAACCGCCCGCGTCCCCGTGCTGAATAACCAACGCTGAAAACGCACGGGAAGAAAACGAAGCTCAAAGGCGTATTTAAGCCATTGAATAGACTTGCTCATTTAAAAACCTCCATAGAAAAAGGTCGCCCTTTCAGACGACCTGAACACTTACACCAACTTAAATTCACGATTCAACTGTTTTAGCAGCTTCGCCATGTCCTTTTTATTGACAAAATCGCCGCCGGTTGTGTTGATGATAATCGTGCTGTTGTCGCCCCCCGACTGCCCCGCCATTTCACGGATTGTCTGCGCGTGTTCTGCGGGCAATACCATCTCGTTTTCGTGCAGTTGCGTCAGTGGGTTGATACCAGCAGGAATATCCCAGCCGCCCGCCGCCGATGGAATCCGCGTTGTGGTCGTGGACGTTTTTGAACCGCCCCCGCCGCCGACCAAACCCATCACAAGCGCAAACATCGCGCCCATCGCAGCGGCCGCTAGAGTAGGGCCGGTAATAGGGATAGCCGCTTGAGATGCCGCCGCCCCCGAAGCCGCCTGCGTTGCGTTTGCCCCTACAACCGCCGATGTCTCAGCCGTTTTGGTTGCAACGGTTGCCGCCGCGCCTGCCTGCTCCATACTTTGCTTCGCCCCAAAGATAGATTTATAAATCGCCGATTCCTGCACCATGCGCTGCATCATGCCCATCAGAGGTTTAGTAACCATCTCTTGGATAAACGCCTGTCCCGTGCTTTTGAAAAAGCCCGTCATGGCTTGGCTAAACGTCTGCGTCCGAGAGAGCATAGCGGAAAAAGCCTGCCCCATCTGGTCTTGTGCCGTTTGCCAAACGTTCTTCCCGCCGTCTTCCAGCATTTCAGAAAAACTTGGCGCGTCTTTGCGGCGTTGCTGCTCCCGCTTGCCTTTGTTTTTACCTTGCTCGCGTTCATGACCTTGCCCAAGTTCCGCCATTTGCTGTTTCAGCTTGTCTATGGCTGATTGGCTGTATGTCGGATCTTGTTCAGCAAGTGCGATCCGTTCTTGCAATGCGTCATAGGCGATTTGGTAACGGCGGTTTTCAAACTCGATTTCCAAGTCTAGGCGTTGGAGTTGCGAGATTTGACCGTTGGCTAGGGCTTGGTCTGCCGCGTCCTTTTCCATGTCCAGCTTGTGTTTATCCAATTTCTCCCATGCCGCCACCTGATTGATTTTGGCTTCAGTCGATTGTTTGGATAACTGGTCTTCGAGGGTCAGGATTTTTTCACGCAGTTTCAAACCTGTTTTACTGCCTGCGTCAACCGTTGCCAGTTTTGCGCGCCAGTAAGCGGCTTCACGCGCCAAATCCCACTCTTGATGAGACAGCGTTTCGCGCTGCATTTCTTTATGTGCAAGTTTTTGGGCTTTGATTTCCTCTTCCCACGCCTGCATTGGGTCTTTGGCTGCGCCGGCAAACAAGTAACCGTGGTCGTCGAACTCATGGCGCGTTTTG